AGCAGAACACGTCATGCCAAATATGTTTGTGGCAACGGCAGAGCGTTGGGCTTTAGAGCTGAAAGCTTGGGAGCATGACATCGAGCCGAAAGACGCAGAGAAAACGCAAGGCCATATTACCTTAACCAAAGCAAACGCTGCTGATGCTGTCACGATAGAAGCGGGTAAAGTGGTTCAAACCCTACCGATTGGTGGTGTGGTGTATAAGGTTCAAGTACTTGCTGACACCGTGATTGATGCGGGGCAGTTAACGGGCAAAGTTCTGGCTGAAGCATTCGAAGCTGGCGCCGCTTTTAACCTCCCTGCTGGTTACTTCAATATCATTCCCGAAGAGATCCCGGGCATTGTCGATACGGTAAACGAACCGGACTGGATAACCCAATTAGGCGCAGACGCTGAAAGCGATGAAGAACTGGCACTGCGTATTCAGAACGCTTTCACCAGTTCGGGTGAATGGCACATTGATGATGTTTACCGCTCCATTATTGCCAGTGTTGCCGGGATTCGTAGCGACAACATCTATTTCAACAATACAGGTGACGTGACGCCGGGCACTGCAGAAGCCTTGATCTTGATGGAAGTTGGAGCAACACCGCAGCCCGTTCTTGACCAGCTAAATGACCACATTATGGCGAAAGGGCATCACGGCCATGGTGATGTGCTGACTTGTAAGGCGATTCCAGATACGGAGCACGATGTGATCGCCGATGTTGTGTTGGTGGCGAACTTAGACGAAGTAACCAGAGTGAATGAGCTGCTTGAAGTCGAGGACCGTATCAGGGCTGCATTTCGTGAGACGGCCGCTTATCCAGAAATGACCCGCGCCAAACCAGAAAGCCGCTTTAGCCTTTCTCTGCTTGGTACTGAAATTCATACCAATATGGCGCAGGTTGAATCGGTCAAGTTCACCGTAGGCGGAAAGGTTCAAGAGGATATTATCAGCGACCTAGAGCAGCCACGTTTGAAAAGGCTAACGGTAAGGTAGTAAGCCATGTCTGAATCTCAAAGCTACAACCAAGAGCAACATGCACCAGAGTTACCCGAAACGGGTATTCCATGGTGGCAAGATGGCAGCACCACATCGGAAGAAATTAAAGAACCGCACTTTCTATCAAATGGCGTATTCGCATTCTTTCAGATGGTCTGGGGTTGGCTGCAGGTCCCACTTAGCCAAATGGATGCGCTGACATGCAGTGAAAACACCTTGGAGTTAATGGCTTGGGATAGAGATATTAAGCGTTTTGAGGGGGAGCCGCTTTCTCTTCTTCGAAAGCGAGTGAAATACGCGGCCTTGAATGCCAAAGACGCAGGCAGCGTTGCAGGGTTTAAGCGAATTTTTGAAAGGTTGGGCATTGGTATCGTTGCGTTTAAAGAGCGCGAAGATGCAGTGCAGTGGGATGTTTGCACCATTGAGCTAACAGACGGTGATATTTCCAATAACACCAAGTTGGTTCAAACACTGATTGAGCAGTATGGCCGGACATGCCGCCGCTACCGTTTCCAAGTGATATATCAGACCAAACTGAGAGTCGCGAGTGGTGAGTTCTCACACAATGTCAGCCTATTTTTAGCAGAGATTAAACCCGTCATTGAAATGAATGTGAAACCGCAGCCAGTTGAACATCAACAACAAGTCTTTATTGCCAGCCTTTAGTTGGTAAACATTTGTATAGCCACTAAAAGCAAACAGGGGGAGGTACCCAATGAGCCAAACGGCCATTCCGCTCGAATTTGAGCGTTACTTGCAAAATCAGATCAGTGCCGGTCATGCACCAGACATGAACGAAATGATTTTTGCGCACATTCCGGGGCTAGACCCAAGCCAATCAATCAACCGTGAAAATGGTTTGCCTGATGTTTCGCTATGGGTTCACCAACAAGACATCGACCAAGTGGGCAAATTGGGTGACAACGCACTGGCGTATTCCGTTGTGATCCCCGGTACCGTTACAGCGTTCACCTTTAATGCGATTTATCTACGTGACAAGCATGTGCCAAATTCTTGCGGAATGGTGGTGCACAAGGTTGAAGAGACCAAAGAAAAAGGTATGGCGAGTACGAAGTCATTGGTGCAAGCCTATGACGGAGCCGCGCAAATCGCTGGCATTACCGTTGATGCTTCGACATGGCAGATTGACTATCAAGCGCGTTTGAAAGGCATCGAAGAAGATCACCGCTTGGCCTGCTTAGATAACTACGGTCACACGGCTTTTGTTGATGGGTTCGATGTAACCCAACAAGCAGACCCGAACAAATACAAAGTGACGCCTGGTGTTGTTTATGTTGGTGGCTTACGTGGCGTTCTGGCGCAAGAGGTAATTCAAACCGTAGCCGCGAAACCCAATGGTTTGCATGTGGATGTCGTTCGCCAAGGTAGCGCGCTGTCAGTATGGGAAAACAAAGTCACGATTACAGTTTCTGAAACCGAGCTCACCGATTATGTGGACGGCAACGGTGATCAGCACTATGTCGCAAAACTGGCCGGAATTAATGCCGATGGTTCAGTGGTAGATTGGCGGGTTAAGGGTGGTTTGGCTGAGCATGAAATGCTTTCGCAGTTCCTACCTTATGACTCAGAGCGAGTTTATACGACTGGTGAGGTTTGCTACACCAAAGACCAAGCTACGGGCGAGTTGAGCTACTGGCAATGGTATTCCAATGTTGAATCATTGGCTGGGAAAAACCCAATGACGAATGAGAATCGCCAATCTGGTTGGACGGACGATACAAAACCGTTTTATTGGACGCCTTACAAAAAATCGCGCCCGGGTGCGCCGTTATGGCCTTGGATGAGCATGACCTTTCCAGAAGGTACGCTCAATGTATTAGGTAATTCTGTTCCGGTTGCTGTGTTCTGGCGTTTGGCGGCTGTGTTCCCTGAGTTTGTTAATCAGGGAACAGGGATGATTGATTTCCCAGAGGCAAGAGGTGAATTCTTCCGTGTCCTAGACCAAGGAAGGGGAGTGGATAAAAACCGTAACTTTGGCAGCTCTCAGCTTGACGCTTTCCAAGGGCATTCGAGAATTTTAAGACGTAGCGGTGTTGGTACAGATACTGTGCATGGTTTAGTTAACGTTTCGACTGGTAGTGATTTCAAAGTACCTACAGCGGAAGGTACGGGAGATGTGTGGAAACCCAAAGAATATACCGATGATGGTCACGGCGCTCCTCGTGTGGGCTATGAAACACGACCACGTAACTTAGCATTTCCATTATTGGTAGAGGTGTAACCATGAATAAGTATTGGAATATCGATCCAGAAACCAGAGAGGTGTTAGGTGAAGTTACTGCCGATAAATGGAACACCCCTCGTAACGCACTGTTAACTAAACCACTACCATCCAAGGAAGGATATTTAGTCGTAGCTAAGGCAGATCTGAGTGGGTCAGAGTATATCGAAGACAACCGAGGAAAAACGGTCTATTTGAAATCAGATTGCACTCGAATCCAGACTATCCGAGAACTTGGACCAATTGATGAGTCGTGGACGCAAGAAAAGCCGCTTTCACTATTTGATGAGTGGATTAATGATACTTGGATGACGAACGAAAGTAACAAATACATTGCCGAATACAACCAAGTGGATAGTGCTCGTCGATCTGCTTACAGTGAAGTTAGTGACCCTCTCTACATGGAAGCATGGCGCAAAGAGTCGAAAGGCTTAGGTGATGAAGCGGCAGCGTTTAGACAACAAGCTGATGCTGCAGTCGAGTTAATCCAAGCCGAACATCCTTGGCCGACTCCGCCAGAGCTTTCCTCCGAGGTATAAGACCTATGTGGAAACAATCGCCACTCAGTTGGCCTAACAGCTCACAAGCCACTCAAACCAGTGCAGAGCAGGTAACAGACCAAATCGGCACAACGATGAATGATGCCGTTAGCCGCTTAAATAGCCTTGAAAGTGACGCCAGTTATGGGCGTCACTCTTTAAGTGAAGAAGCGAATGCGTTACTTGGGTTACGTGGTGATCTTGAATCTTTGCTACGAACTGGCACCGCGCTAACTGCAACACCT